TACGGAGTTTGGACGTTATGTAAAGCGGCTGTAAAATAGGAGGTGTAAGGTATGGCAGCGCATGGACAGCAATTATTGTCAAAGATCGTCGACACAGGCGATATTACAGCGGTTACGCGCCTCGGAATTACGCGAACAGATTACGCGACCGAAGGCGAACGTCGCGCGCATGATTTCGTCGTTAAATACGCAGCCGACAACGCCGGAACTGCGCCGTCCTTATCAACGTTCGTGGCGGAGTTTCCGGACGATGTGTGCGCATATATTCCCGGCGTGACGGACAGCTTCGAGTACCTGGCCCGCGAGATTAAGGACGCGGCCGGCAAGCGTGAGACTGCGGCACTACTTAGCGATCCGAACATGCAGCGTGAGTTTGACGATAAGACTACGGAAGAGTTCGTAAGTTCCTTGACGCGGAAGCTCGATCAGATTAAACTAAGAACACGAACAAACGTTCTGACATTAACAGACGTTTCCAAGCAAACGGACAAGTTTCTCGCGGAGTATCGCGCACGTAAAGCCGGCACTTCCTTCCGCATCTGGCCGAGTAAGTTCCGCACGATCAACGATGAGATTGGCGGCTACTTTAGCGGAAATATGTACGCGTGGTTCGGCAAGTCAGGACGCGGGAAATCCGTTATCGTCATGGTGGAAGCGATCGAGGCAGCGTTTAACGGAGCGACCGTCCTGCTGTGGATACTCGAAATGTCCGAGTATGAATGGCTGGCGCGTGCGTTCTCGGAAATATCCGCGCGCTCCGGGCTATTTAACGCTAATGTGGACGGTACGGATTACGCTGCAGGCTTTGATAACAAGGGGATGCTTATGGGGCGTTTGGCTCCGGAAGTAGAAACGCAGCTCGAAACCTTTATCGCGACGTTAAACGAGGTGATTCCGGGAAGGATTATCGTGCGGGCTACGGACTCATCGGATTTCAATGACCGTTCAGTTACGGCACTAGACGCGGATATCGTGGAGACTGGCGCAGACGTTGTCATAGTCGACCCAATTTACTTAATGGATTTCGAGGCGAATACGTCAAGGGTCGCAGGCGGGGACGTCGCGGAAACATCGAAGAAGCTTCGGAGACTAGCCGGACGTCACAAGGCAACGCTGCATGTCGTAACGCAGGCCGACGAGGAAGACGAGAAGGAGAACGAAGACGGAACGCGCGAGTTGTGTCCGCCAAAGCGCAAAGCCGTAAAGAAGACGAAGGCGATACTCGAAGACTCAACGAATCTGCTCGGAGTGGATACGCTGAATCAAGAAGGACGCGGAGTAATCGCAATCGGAAAGGGGCGTAACGGTGGTGAAGGTGCACGTATTGAGATCGTATATCTGCCGAATTGGGGCATCGTTCAGGAAACGGATTTAGCGGAGGAAGCCGCTCAGTTTTCGGGAGTCAGCGGATTCTGAATCGTTGGAACGTCCGATCTTCCGATGAGGTAATCGACCGATACGTTAAAGTAATCCGCGATGCTGACAACGACATCGAGTGGACACGGCCGATATCCGGTCAGGTATCCGTTAAGGGTTTGCGGTTTTATATGTATGATTTCGGCGAGCTGCTTCTGCTGCAATTGTGACGATTCCAGTAACTGGTTAAATCTCTGGATAATTATTTCATTTGACATCCCTTACACTCCTTGACAGTACGCACGGCGCGTATTACTATGGGGATACGCAAAGCGCGTATTGATGAAATAACGCTTATGCGTAATCACAACTCTACATAGTATAGCACACCTAAAGCGTATTATCATTCTCTTTGAGGAGGTAAGTCAATGACCATTAACATAGTCTTAGCAGAATTAATCGCCAGCCGGGGTCTGAACCAAAAAGAACTTGCCGCAATGACCGGAATCCGAGCGTCCGCCATATCGTACTTGTGCCGTGGTTACGTTGACCGCATCTGCATCGATCATATAGAGCGCATTGCTACCGCGCTTGAAATCACGGATATAAACGAAATCATCCGCCTGGAGGCGACAGCATGAGCGCTAGAAACGTTGTCAACTTCGCGTTACTACTCGACGCCATTGAACGCTATCCCTGGCGTAATCTCCTTTACGCACGCGGTCGCCTCATCGCTTCGTCTCCGTTCGGCTCACGCGCTGACAATACGCCGTCGTTCTCGGTCGTTGTTGACGCTGACTCGGACGCGTTCGGCTGCTGGAACGATGCCGGCGCAGACGATCCGGAGTGGGCGCGCGGCAGTCCGATAAAATTATATGCGTTCTTGCGCAACATAACGGAGTATGAAGCGTTTACATTGTTATACAGCGGAGATGACGAGGATGCACCGCCAAGCTTGCGGATTAACTTGCGCGCAGCAGAAACGGTCGCTACCCGCAGACCGATCGATGTTACACCGTACATAGCGCAGGAAGTACCGTACTTATCATCGCGAGGGATTACGCCAATTATCCAGCGCCTGTATAAATCCGGAATGGATCACGCTAAGAACGCGGTAGTAATGCCGTGGAGTTCGCCGAGTGGGGCGGTCCTAAACGCTAAGTGGCGGGCAATATGGGGAAAAGCGTTTTGGTACGCCAAGGGAGGCGCGCCAGTTAAGACGATGATTTATGGCATCGACGTTGCGTACCGAAGAAATATTAAGCGTGCGGTAATCGTTGAGGCGGAGATCGACGCAATGACTGCGGCATCGGCGGGTACGTTCGGCTTAGCGGTCGGCGGATCGGAATTTACGGATGAGAAAGCGGAAATGTTGCGGCGGAGTCCGATCGCGGAGCTGTTAATCGCGGGGGATAACGACGCCGCCGGCGAAAAGCTGCGCTGGCAGATCGAGAGGAAGCTGCGCGGTTACATGCGTCTTTATAACGTTAAGATAGACGGCGCGAAGGATTTTAACGCGGCAGGTACGGAAGCAACACGTGAGGCGTGCGAAAGTGCTGAGCGAATTGATACGGTGCGGCCGCGTTTGTTAATACGTTAAAGTCTACATTCTGTAGACGATATCGGCGGGAAGACCGTAGTCTGTCCCTTTCGCTGACGCATCACTTTTCTTTTTTACGCGGCTTCGGTGCATAGCGGAACTCGTATAGATCGCTTGGACTGTACTTGACGTCCGCGTACCTAAGGATAGCCTCCGTTATTGTGTGCGCAATAACAAGCGGCATCTTCTTACGTCGGCCAGTCGCATAAAACGAGATTGTCCGTTTATCGAGCTCCGCGTAATCTGCGAGCTGCTGCTGATCCCATCCGATCTCACGCAAAATGTCAGTGATGCGGCAGCGCCCGATTTCATACATCGCGCTGCCTCCGAAAAGATTATTTAATTATTATCCGCAAAAGGTGCGGGAGTAACCAGCCACTACGATTAATACAACATAAGCCAAAAACAACAACTGAATAGAGAGGACGTAGCTCATGACATTCAACGAAGTATACGCTACTTTCAAGTCCGAAATCACCGCGATCGCCCGGCTCAACAGCCGCAAGACGCGCATCCCAGCGGAGGACTTCATCAGCGCGCTAAACGAGGCGCTATGGAAAGCCCACGCCAGGTACGTTGATGACGGAAGGGCAACGCTGCAGACGTACTTGCGGACGGCCCTGCGGAACACCGCGATCGACGTAGTACGCGGAAAGCAAGGCGGATACGCACGAAGGGTATACGCCACACTCGATAAGCCAGCGGATGAAGACACGCCAATGTCCGAACCCGCCGACGCCGAGACAACGGAGGCCGCCGTGTTTGACCGGCCAAACGCAAGGAAAGCGTATCAGCTCGAACTGATACGCTCCCTCGTAGGTAATGCTGATTCCCCGACGATGTCACTCGTCGAAGCCTTTCTCGCAGCGCCGCTAGACGCCAGACCGACTCAGATCGCCAAATCCGTCGGCCTTCACCACAAAGTTGCTAACGATAAGTTACGTAAGTTGTCCCGCAGTTACGACGCCAATCGCTTCGGCGGACTGTACGAGAACTTAGCCGTTTAGCTGAGAAACACGGAACGGGCAATCGGGCAGAAAGTCCGTTCCAATTTAAAGTATATCACAATCACGTAGGTATTATTACTTATGTATAAGTTACCCTAAATAATTCCATATGAAACCTTCAACGTTTTCAATATTACGCAAAAAGTTTGCGGTTGTCAACGCTTATTTAACCGCGCCTACTTAAATTATACGGAGGTACACGATATATGAACGCAAATAAACGTAAAAAGGACGCGGAAATCACCCGCCAACCTACCGCGCAGCCTGACCGCTATGTCGACCGCATTTATAACGGAAGCTACGAAGAATACGAAGACGCAGCGGATTACATCGATATGCTGCGCGGCTGGCCCACCGTATTGAAAGGACGCGTGATCGCATGACCTGGACCGCTAGTGCTCACGCTACTAAACGCGCTGCTGAACGGTTTGGCGCTACGGCCGATAACGTATCCGCGTGGTTTGACGATAAGCTCAGCGCGGCCCGTTACGTATGCAATACCGTTGCGGATGACGGAAATGAAGCGCGGCTGTTCGTTAACGGTAAAATCATGTTCTTCGCGGACCTATTCGCAGACGTCGTAATGTCCGTACGCTACGCATCCCGCACGCAGGCTGCAGCGGAATGTATCGCCGAGCTCGCGGAAAAAGAACTCCGTAAGCGTCAGGTCCGCGCTCTTGAGGCGGAACGAGGCTGCGCAGCTAAGAAAGCGGAGTTAGAAGCGCGCCGTATCGATCTTAACATCGCGTTATTACGGACGCGTTCGGAAGCGCGGACCGCCTTATTGACCGCCGAGCTCGCCGTAGTTGAAACGGAATTATGCGAAGTATTAGCGGCAGTCAAGCGCGCTAAGCGGGAGTTAACGAGTTTCGCGGAGGGCTACGTATCGATGACGTCATGATTCCCGCGCCAAGCTTTCGCGTTTCAGCCGCACGGTTTGAGCGAAGTAACGCGCTTGAGCCGCGCTGCGGACACGGGAAATAGTCCGAGGCTTGACGGTGCTTAACCGTACATTATACGAAGAGGAAGCGTGATCGCATGAGCATGTTTACGAAGGTAGGCGCGGAGGCAGCAGCGGCAGGTAACAACGAAGGAGGCGCGAAGGAGAGTCCGATCGTATCGTTTAAGTCCGGCACTACGCTCAAGGTCGGCGTCAAGTCGATTAACGATGTCGCGGAGTACTACGGCTATGGGATGTTCGGTAAGGTAAACACGTTCGTTCCGAAGAATCCGCCGGTCCGCAACGCAAAGGGCTACGTTCAGAGTAATCCGTCCGTATGGGATAAGGCGTCCGAGCTCCTGTACGCCGAGGTTAACGCGAAGAAAGACGCAGGGGCGTCTGAGGCGGATGTTAAACCACTCGCGGATGAGGCGTACTTGTACAAAGGTAAGAAGCGTTATCTG